ATAGTCATACGCATTTGAGTCTTCTAAAACCCACTTATCGTAACTTTCAACATCCCACTTGTTTGTATTTATAAGTCTTTGTATTACTAGATCTTTCTTGGTTACGAATGATGGCTCTTTTAATCTAATACGGTTATTAGGCTGTACCGCAAAATTTCCATCATCTCTTTGAATAACATGACCACATTTATGTTGTCCTGGATTTTCTGAATATCCATCATCTAAAATGTTACTTTCTGGGTTATGCCAATCCAAAGTAAATAAATATTTTCCGCCAACGTTATTTTTATTTCTGTCTATGTAAGACATTCTCATATTACTTAAGTTTTCAAATTTTGTAACTGCTATATGTGGACTAAAAGAATTCCAAAGCACAAGGTTGTAGATTGGTTCTTCAGGAACTCCTGGCTTTGTGCAGAATGCATTGATTGGCATTCTCCACCAAATTCCGCCATCTTCCATTAAAAAATGAAATAAAGGACTTCTACTTTTAATACTAGACACACCAAAAATTACACATGGAAAATATTTATCATGACTATCTTCTTGATCTCTTAAAAAATTACCACGAACATAGCACTCAATTGGTGGTATGTTAGCATTTAACTCTGGCATTATTCCTCAACTCTCATTGCTTTATTCCAGTTATTAATAGCCCAATGGCCGATACCACAAGCATCAGCAACGTCATTATCGTTAACAATTTTATCATAGTTGATTTCAATTAATTTAATTGTCCTTTCTTTTCTAACTTGTCTTTCATAAGATTTATACCAAGAGTCTGACTTTCCTGGATTCTTTGCTCTAATATCTATCTGTTCTTCTTTTGTTAATCTTTTATTTCCCAAATAGTTTTGCCAAGTTATTGGTGCTACAGTTCCTATAATTTTTGTTCCAGTTAATCCTGCTGCACCTAATAATGCTCCTTGAACTAATGCTAGATCTGCAGCAGTTTTAGGACTATTCATAAATACCGTATGTTCAATTACGATTGCCTCAAATCCATCAAAATGTTCAAAGAATGCTTTTGTCTTAGCACAAGCGTCCATTACTTTTTCATAATTTGTTTTTCCATTAAAATTAATTTTACCAATACTGCCCAGCGTGTTATCATTAAAAATAGCAAAAGCAAGACTATTAGTGCTTGCATCAATAGCACAAATTGTTTTTGGATTATTCTTGTTCATAGTCAAAAAATCCCTTTAGTTGTTTTAACATTTTGTCTACTTCTTTTTTATTTATATTGCAGTTAGGGCAAAAGCCAGAGTCATTATATATTGAAAGTTGTTCTTTACAACCGCCAATACAAAGTCTTTTTTTACCTATTCTTCTTTGTCTACGAGTTATTTGATACCTTTCGGCTATCTTTATTTTGGTGGATTCTTCTCTACAAACATCTCCACAATAAATTTGATAACTTACTTTTGGTTTAAATGGGGTCTCGCATCTTTCACATAGTTTCACATTGATTAATCCACTTCGTCTTTTAACAATCTCATAGGTTTAATCTTAATTGTTCCATCTCCTGCTTCAGCACATGCTTTTTGAATAGGACATACTTTACAAATTTTTGAATTTGAGCGATAAGGAATTTCTGGCAATTGTTTTTCTTGCCAATTCTTGTAAACCAATTTCATCCATTCAAAGACTTCTTCTGCCCAAGCACGATAGCGTTCACTTAATACAACTGGCAAAGTAAGTAATTCGTGAGTGTTTTTATTTTCGTAAATCATAACACCTTTACGCATTTCCCAAACTTTCATATACAACAATAACTGCATTAGATGAGCCATCTTAGGTCGTCTATTTATTTTCCTGTATTCAAACTCTTCATTTTTTATTGTTTTAATTTCACCAACAAGTCTTTCACCCTTGTAGTCAATCATGACATCTCCATACCCGTCAAAAGGTGGATCATCAGTTTTAACTCTAAACTCCATTGCTGGATGAGTTTGTTGACTATATTTTCTTGGTATTGGATCAAACTCCATATCTTGTGCAAGTAAACCAGAAGCCTCTATTGCCTCTTGTATTCTTCCATGTCCAAGAGTTCCTTGTGTTCTGTTTGCTACGCCCATGGCATCTGAGTTATCGTAAGTAATTTGTCCATCAAATGCTAGAGTCCAATACCTTGGACACTCACCTGCGCCATAGGCCAAACTAGATGCAGAAAAATTATTCTTTTTAACAAACCTTGTTTTTGTTTTAACAAGATAGCCAGCATTTATAGCAGTTGGCAAACCTTCAACAAAGTTTTCATCTTCTTCGCTGTTTGTTACTTTCTTTTTAGTGCTCTTAGTCATAACTTGTTCTAATAAATTTTTAGCCATTTTTATCCCTTGTTTATATTAATTATAGCAGGTTAGCGCATTATGTATTTAAGCGCTGATACCAAATCGTTTATTGCTTGTGCTGCTGTAAAGTATATGTTTTTCTTTGCCCTGTCGGATTTGTCAACATTGGCCATCCAAGTGGCTTTAAAGGACATCTTTGCTGCAATGGCTTGTAGTCTTACAATTTCAAGACTAGCAGCCTGAAGGGGAATATCTGGCTTTATGATAATCTTTGCAATCATAGTTAGTGCAACGGTCAACTCTTCGTCTTGCATATAGTCTGCAATCTCTGTTAAACCATTTACCATATCAAGTGTTGTTTTCTGTGGTCCTGTTTCAGACATTATATTCCTCCTCTGTTAATTGTTCTAGCATATTCATTTCAATTATAGCAAGTCTTACTTTTGTGTTACCTTCTCCAAGAATTACAATAATGGCTGGAGATTTATCTCTACCCGCTTGAATAGAATCAGTAACAGCCTTTGCCCATACATCTTTGTTCAATGTAAAAGATTTGCTGACTTCTTTAAAATCAACAACAAATTCACGCCATGTTGCATCACCCTTCTGTGTATTTCTACCAGAATTCTTATGCTGCTTAGCACCCATTCTTTTACTTTCGTTCTTTTCGCTCATAATCTTTCTTTGTTGGAGGTAATAGACTAACTCTTGAAATATGTTTTTGTGTACACATCCATGTTGTATCCCCAGTTTCTCTCCAATATCTTAAAGATGTAACAACTTCTTCACAAGTTTTACATGGCCATTTGCCAGGATACACGGTAAATTTTTGTTCAAGCATTAATTATTTTTGCCTTAATTTGTTCTTGTAGAACTAAGTCTTCTTTGACACGTTCTATAAAACCATCACGACCTTGTACTTTTGTTCCGTCATCTAACTGATACCATGCGCCAGTTCTATTAACTAGTCCCATAGATTCTGCGGTATCAACTAAATCTCCTATTGCATCAATACCAATATTGTCACCTCTAAAATAAAAATCATACTCACCAGATTGGAACCCTGGAGAGGTTTTAGAGAATTGTAACTCCCAACGAATCTTTCTGCCAATTTTTTCTTCAATTAGTTTGTCCCCAATCTTAATCTTTCCTTTGATTGCTTGATTTTCTGACTCAGAAGAAAACAGTTTAATCACACAAGATGAGTAAAACTTAGTAGCCTGACCGCCAGAAGGCTGTTGACTTGTGTACATTGCATTAATATTATTTCTTGATTGTGAAATAAGAACAAGCAATGTAGGTTTTACTTTGTTGTTAGCGTAGTTAAGCATTTTCCAAGCATTGCTAAAGTCTCTAGACTCTGCACCAATTTGTTTTGTATTTTCAAGTGCTTTCATTTCATCTGAATCTTTTTCAAAATATATAGCAGGAAGCATTGAGGTAATTGAATCAACTACAATAAGATCAACTCCAGCGTTCATTAGTCCAACACCAACGTCTACCATATCGCTAATAGTACGTGCTTGTGAGTAAATTAATTTTGTTGGATCTACCCCAAGTTGTTTTGCCCAATCTTCTGAGTAAGACATTTCAGAATCAATCCATGCACAAACCTTGCCTTCTTTTTGTGCTAAAGCAATCATTTGTAAACACATAGATGATTTAGCGGACGACTTGCTTCCCCATATAAGAACTTGTCTTCCGTATGGTAACCCACCACCTAGAGCACGATTCAAACCAAAACTTGGAGTTGGCTGATACTCAAAGGTAATTCCTTCTCCTGTTCCAAGACGTTTTCTAATTCTTGGGTCTAACTGCGATAGTACATCTTGTATATTAACTGACATTTACATCCTCCATAATTACCGTGCCATCTTTGGTTTTACCAAAACTAAATTTATACGATTTTCCTTCTTCAATATGCATGTATGCTTTTGGAAATGCAGTAGGAAATACTGTTACTGAATGCAAATCTCTTGAAGTATCTGCTAAAGTTAAAGAAGCCATCTTCTTTCCAGCCTTTGTTATTCTTGACTTAAATGAAACAACGAACATTTCATCATCTGTATAGGGTAATTGCTTATAACCTAAAAATTTAACAAGTGCATTTGTTGATCCTTTTACTTCATCAATAGGAACTGCAGAAACAATCCTATTGTCATTAGCAAGAACCAAATAAGTACGACCTGTCTCAATAGTCGTTGATTCTTCATCAAATATACCAACACTCCCAGTTTTGTCCAAAATTTCAACTCTTGACCATCCCTTTCCTCGTTTAATTGCTTTAACCATACCCATTAAAATAAAAGATCCCTTTTCTTCAAAATCTTCAATTGATTGAATAAATGCATAATAGTGCGACGGAATAGAAATGTTAAACTCTGGAAGATTTAAATACTCATAAAGATTTTCTTTAATGTCTTCATCGTTACGTGGGTTATCAGAAAATGTTGCAGCACCAGTTAATCTAAGTGCATTCAATGCTCTGCTATTTACGCCATTACCCTTTGTAAATGTAAACTCTTCAAGTTGTTTATAACTATTAAAAGGTCTTGCGTCAATATATTTTTGTGCAATGTTATTTGAAATAAATTTAATCCCAGTTAATCCAAAACGGATACCCTTTCCTTCAATTTTAAAATCTAAATCTGAGTCATTAATATGTGGCAGTTTAACTGATATGCCCATGCGTTTTGCTTCAATTAAATATTCTGTTCTACCGTCTTTGTCTTTTTCATTTTTAAGAAGAGCAAACATAAATTCAAGAGGATAGTAATATTTTAACCACGCCGTCCAATACGAGAGAGTAGAGTAAGCAACTGCGTGGCTTTTGTTAAACGAGTATCCCGCATGCTCTTCAAAGTCGTGCCAAAGGTCCAAGGCTTTATTAGGAGATACGTACTTACTCGCCCCAGCCACAAACCTATCTTGAAATATATTGAACTCTTTTGCATCTTTTTTCTTTCCAATAATCTTACGAACCTTGTCAGCCTCTGCCATTGTCATCCCACCAAGATAAACGCAAGCCTGCATAACCTGTTCCTGATACAGAATACACCCATATGTGTCATCTGTAAATTCTTTCATAACTTGATGTATGTATGAAATATTTTGCTTGCCGTGTTTACGAGCAATGTAATCTTTTCCAATAGTGTTCATGGCTCCTGGACGTACTAGTGCGTTAGATGCTGCTAGTTCGTTAAAATTCTTTACCCCCATTTTTACTAAAAGGTTTGTGTATGGAGTTGCTTCACACTGGAATACTCCTTTAGTATATCCATCTGAAAGCATTTCGTATACTTTAGAATCTGCCATATCAATAGATAAAAGATCAATATCTTTATAGTGATTTTGTTTAACCATATCAATGCAATCTTTTACTACGCTTAAAGTTTTAAGACCAAGTGCATCAATCTTAATAAGACCAATCTTTTCTGCTTCTTCCATATCAATGCCAACAACTGGAATGCGATCATCTGATCCAGGAGAAGAACGAGTTTCTAAAGGTGCATATCTAAATATCGGATTTTTACTAGTAACAACTCCAGCAGCGTGAATACCAGTTCCTCTGATACGTCCACGCAGTTGATCTCCGTAAATTTCTACCTCTGGATATTTTTCTCTAAACCAAAGTGTATTCTTAGATGAACAAAATTCATCCCAAGTATCAACAAGTTTTAAAACCTTGTTAACATCTGTAAGTGGAATATCTAAGACTCTTGCAACATCTCGCACAACACCCTTATCTTTAAATTGAAGGAATGTTGCAATAGATGCTACGTGCCTATACTGTCTAACTAAATAATCTTTTACTTCATCACGACGAGTATCTTGAATGTCTGTATCAATATCGGGAAAGTCATTACGTTCTGGATTAATAAAACGGAAGAACAATAACCCATGCTCTAATGGATCAATGTCAGTAATCCCAAGAAGATAACAAACCAAAGAACCAGCAGAAGATCCACGTCCTGGACCAACTAGAATTCCTTCTTTCTTTGCCCAAGAAATCATATTTTGAACTACTAAGAAGTATGGTGCAAATTTTTTATCTCTAATAATAAATAACTCTTCATCAAGCCTTTGTTCGTAGATGTCATTACCAAGCCAGTTAGAGTTTAATCTTTTTTCTTCTAAAGCAGCAAAGGCTAGGTTTGCTAATTCTTGGTCTGGATTTTTATACTGGACTGGAAGTAAATTAAGACCATCTTTAATGTCATAGTCTTCTACTGTCTCTGCTAGCAATAGTGTGTTTGAGTATATGTCTTCTCTATCAATACCCTGTTTTTCCATTGCTACTTTAATCTCTTCATAAGAGAGTAAGTGAATATCAAACTTATTAAATGTTATCTGACGATCTTTTCCATAAAGATAATCAAGGCGCTCCATCATAGAATCAATCTTTACAGATTTTGAATATGTAGTATCTTTTTGTACCTTAGCGTGAGTATTCATTAAAAGTTTAAACTCTTGAATATCTTTTTGTGATTCGTCAACATGGTGACAATCTGGTGTAACTACGGCTTTAATATTAAATTCATCAGCAAGATCAATAAGATATTTATTTATTTCTGGTGTGTTATGTGGCATAACCTCAATATAGTAATCGCTACCGAAGTTATCTTTAAACCATTTAATGTGTTTTTTAGCAAGTGCAAACTCTTGCTCTTCTAATGCTTTAACAATAACGCTGCTAGGACAAGCAGATGTTACAATAATGCCCTCTTTGTATTTTTGAAGAATCTCAAAATCAAACCTTGGTTTTTTAAAGAATCCATCTGTCCATGCTATTTCGCTAATCTTATTAAGATTTTCTAAACCTTTTTGGTTCTTGGCTAGAAGGATAATGTGATTATAAACAAGGTCTTGTTGACCTGTTCTTTCAGACTTATCTCTTTTATCTGATATGTCTGCACACATGTATCCTTCTAGGCCAAGGATTGGCTTAATACCCTTTTCTTTTGCAGAACGGTAAAACTCTCTGTGACCAGAAAGTGAACCGTGATCTGTAATTGCAAGAGCGTTCATACCCAACTTGCTAGCACGGTCTACATACTCTTGTGGAGTTGCTATGCCGTCAAATAGGGAGTAGTGAGTATGAACATGTAAGCCTACGTAGTTCATCTTACCAATCTGTGTTGGTTGATGAAGTTACAGATGGAGTATCAAACCCCAAATAGAATGCTTCTTGTTCAGCATAAGGAATTTTCTTTAATGCTAACTCAAGAGGATATGGTTTTAGTGCTGCCCAGTTAAATGGTTCTTTGTCTGGTGCAGATGGAATAAGTGTGTAACTTGTCTCAGTACCCTGACCGTTACGCTTTAACTTCCATGAAATATTTGAGATGCTTCCTGTTTCAAGAGCATACTCACGAATAGTATTAAATGCAGATTGCTTACTTACGCCCATTGACCAAATGGCTACGTATGGCTCTTCAATGCCATCATCTACAAGTACGTTGCAATAAAAACGAAGACGTGCTCTCCAGCCAGCCTTTGGATCTTTACGGTGCATTTCTTCAGCCCAGTCACGGCCTTCTGTTTCCATAGTATCTACAGCCTTGCGCTTGTAGTCTTTTGGATTTGTGTGTTCTTTAACAACAAGTGCCAGTCCACGATCTGCATTATAGTTTGCAGAGTCTTCGTCAAGTTCCTCAACGAATCTAATTTTTGCAGACTGTCCATCGGCAAGTTTTAACCATCTTACCTTTGGAGAGTTTTCATCATATTTTGGCTTGTCAACTAGGGCGTTAATATTCTTTAGTCCCTTTACAATAGTCATATTATTTTTTCTCCTTTTTGTCTTATCTATCTTAACATACTGGTGATAGAATTGTCAAACTGAAACTCCAGTTTTTTAATTGCATCATCATCCATGTCGCCTATATCTTTATATTTTTTATCTATATACACAGAAGTAACAACAGGTCCAAGTCTTTGAACTAACTTATCTCTCATTATTATTCCTGCATCATCGTTATCTGCAATCAAAACAATACTATTAAAATACTTTTCTAATAGTTTTATTTGTGCTGCAGAAACATTAGCACCCAGCGTAGCAACCGCAGGGAATCCTACTTGATCTAACCTAATTGCATCAAAAGAAGACTCTACTACATAGACAATGCTTGAAGTCTTTATTCTGTGTAAATTAAACAAGGTCTTACCTTTTGGCAAACCAGGAGTATTCTTAAATTCTTTACCCTCAACCGTTCTGCCAACAAATCCGATACACATACCATCTGGAGAGTGTACTGGAATTGTAACTGAGTCTTGCTTTTCTGAATAGCCAAGATTAAATTTTATTACTGAGTCTTTAGTTATTTTTCTACCTTCGTAATATCTAATCGCTCTTGGAGATTCTAATGCCTGGTTGTTTAATCTTTTAATTAGTAATTCGTCATATTGGACAAACTCTGGTTTATCTACCAACGCTTTGTTTACTGATGTCTCAATGCTAGTTTCTTGTTCTTTACTTTTAATATATCTTATTGCTTCAAAGTATGTTCTATTAGAGATATACATTACAAACTCAACAAGAGTTTTTGTGGTTTGGCATCCAAAGCAAAAAAACAATCCATGTTCTTTTGAAACTTCACCAGCAGGAGTTCTATTGTTATTGTGATACGGACAAAATATAATATAGTCTGTTCCATACTCAGCCTCAATATCAATACCTGCACCAGTTAAGACACGATTAACTTGTTCTGCTGTATAAGAATCTTTAACCATTCTTATCCTCATAATCCTTATAACGATAGTATCCTCTGTCAAAGTCTACTTGAACTAAAAAGTCTCCCATGAAACCATTTCTATTTTTTCTAAATACGCATTCAATAATATCACTATTCGTAGCACGACCTAAAGCCATTACCCAGTCAGCATCGTAGGCAATCTGTCTTGACCAAGCAGTTTGTCCCAAAGTTGGCGGGGTAGAAAGATCTTTAACATCATCTGGAGTAGCAGATGAAATAGCAATAATAGGAACCTCTTCGCTAATAGACATAAGTTTAAGTTCTCGTGAAAGGTTTTTCATACGTACCGTCTCGCTGTCAGCCTTTTGATTTGGTGACATTAACTGTAAATAGTCAACTACAACAAAGTCTGGTTTATATTGATCAATCTTTCCACGTATAACTGAAGGAGTTAAATCTCCACCATTGTCATTAGAGATAATGTGAAACTCTGGCTTACCTTGTAACTTATCTGCATGCCATTTTTTAAGCATATCAATTTCTACTTCACCATTGCTAAGTTTACGATGAGACCATAATCCCTCACCCATAATTGCAAATACACGGTTACGAACTTCTGTCTCAGACATTTCAAGACTTATGATGAGTGGGCTACGACCTTGTTTCCAAGCCTGTACAGCGAAATACAGAGCCAACCAAGACTTTCCAATACCTGGATATGCAAGAAAGACTCCTAGTTGTCCTGGCATAATTCCAGAAGGTAAGTAGTTGTCAAACCCTGGCAAACCTGTTTTAATTCCAACGTGACCAAGATCTTGCATCTTCTTTACATTTTCAAAATAAGCAACTGCAGAGTCAAGGTCTGTTACTTCAATATCTCTTATTGCAGCAGTATTCTTTTTTAATTCTGATGTTTTTGTAATAATGTGTTCAAGAGCCTTTGGTCCATTTCCACCTTGAACTTCAGACGCTGCATTACGTAAAATATCTTTAAGGCTATCATTTAAATATTCGGTTTGTAATTCTTCAAGGTGATGCTTGGTTGCACCAACACCCTCTACTGGAACAAAGTCTCTAAATTTTTCTACGACTAAAGATACTGGTGGAACTGATTGATTATTTTCTGAGTATAGTCTGATAAAGTTCCAGACGTCGTTATGAGTTCTTAAAAGGTTGTCAACATTTGCTTGTAGTAGTACGTGGATTTGTTTGTCATTTAGTACTGCGGTGATTAACTTTGCTTCTGTATTATTCACTAATCCACTTCCTTGCTAATTTTCTTCGCTCTTCTCGGTCTTTAATGTCTTGCTCTACTTCTAGTTTTGCTTCCAATATTTTTTGTGCGTTGTATGCAAAGTAACTCCAAGTAGGGGAAAGAGAAATATTAAAATAGTAATCCAATAAATCATAACAAACTCCCATTCCATAAGATTCAACAAGAGCGTCTGCAGCCCATTGCTCAACATTAAGGTTCATGTTATTTTTGGCTTCATATCTTTGTAGATGTAATTTATTATACCTACTTAGCAAAGCCATACGGTCTTTGCGTTCTGCCACTATTCGCTTTTAAATTCTTTTGCTTCGTTGCTTTTTTCAATTAGTTTGTTTTCAACAAACTTATATACACGCTCAAATGCCTGATCTATGTTTTCTTCGTCACGCTTGTAATCAACAATCCCAAGGTCAAACCTTATTGATTGAAAGTTGCCTAGATTGTGTGTATATCCTAGTGTTACTGATACCTTTGTGTTTTTATTTTCTTCCATACCCCACCATTTCTGCTATTAGATATTCTCTGCCCAAACAGGAATAAATCTACCATCTTCTGTCTTCGTATATGTAAGTATACCGTCACCCATGCGCCTTGTCAATTCTTGGCTTGTAGGCGTCATATTATTTGTTATAAGCCCATCTTTTCTTGGTTGTCCTATATGTATAGTAGCCAGTATAGCACGTATGTCCCTTACCATGCTTTCTGAATAATATGATCTAATCTGCCAACCTCTTTGTCCATTTAGCCTTGCACCAATTGGTTTTGGTATCATTCCTGTTTTCATTAACTTAGGCATATATTTTCTATGACGATTAATTAATTTAGCAGTCTCAGTAACAGTGTATGCACGTTCTCTATTTTTTCTAAAATCAGAACGTAAGCAAGTTTCAATTCTATCTTTAGTAATATTATAAACAGAAACCATTCCAGTAGATCTTGAACTGTGATGTAGCCTTACCAAGTCTCCATTAAGAAACCATATTTTTTTATTACCTTTTATTACAGTTTCGTTATTGTATTCTTGGCTCTCAATATTTCCTTTGCTAGTAGCCATCTACCTTCTTCACTTTCTGTTGGAGGATGAAAAAATTTTCTTTGTCCGCATCCCATGCAATATGTTTCCATGTGTTGAGCACTGCTGTACTGTCTATCAACAAAAATCCTGCCCTTGCATTTTTTGCAAGAAATCATTAATTATTCCCCTAGTTTGGAATTCCAACAATAACTAGATGGACCGATAAAGACAGGTCGCCAGAGGCTCCAAACCTTACAACACCTTCTACTCTTGTTTCTGTAACGCTTTTTAAAACAATATTTACGTTTTGTCCTGCTGGTGTTTGTCCAGTGTTTACTGGTGTTGCTGATACTATTGGTGGATACTTAAAGTCTTTAAAGTCATAAGTAAACGTTCTTTCGTTACCCGCCGAAACTGTTGAGTTGTTTGCAACTTCAACCAATCCGCCTACTATTCTTGTGTTAGAAGTTTGAACCTCTGCTTTACCTGCACTTGCTGTATCAATAATTGTTTTACTTGTTTGCTTAGAAGCAACGTTTGTGGAAAGGTCATTAACAGCCTCAATTAACTGATATAAATATGTAACATCAAGAGGTTGCCCTCTTTCTGGTAGTGGTACTTTTGCCATTTATTCCTCCTATTTTATTATACCAAAGAAACTAAGCCAGAATTGTATATTTGCAAATTGGCATTTAGTGTTTTTTTAGATGATTCAACTTGAATAATTACACGTACATTTGTAGTTCCAGTCTTGATAAATTGATATGAATGAATTGTAGTTGTACCATGATAGGTTGCTGTAGCCCCATCAAATCCAACAAAAACATCATACTTTGGTCTATTTAATTCATCTCCCCATACTGCACTAATTACTGATGCTGAAACCTGTACGGCTCCTGCAACAGCAGTAATTGAATCATCTAGTACAAGATTTATCGGAGACCATTGAGACGTTCTGTTTTTATCTTCAGAAACAATTCTATATCTAAAAATGTATCCAACTTTATCATGATCTAGTGCTGGCAAAGACGCTTTTTTAATTATAACTTTTTTAATTCCTGCATCAGCCATTATGAATTGTTTCCGCTAGAAAGATCTACTGAAAATCTAAATTCAACATAGTTACTAGTATTAGGACTCTTAACTATTGTTGCTGCACCTGCAGTTTGAATTACTGAATACCCTGTTAGTCCATAAAGTGGATTTACTGTAGCGACATTTTCTAATTTTAATGCATCTAGGGCTACATAATAGTTGCCAGATGGATTAACTCCATCAATAACGCATGCATACACCTTAACTACAGAAACAGCATTCCAATCAAACCCAGATGTTCTGTATAGTTGTTGAAGTTGTTTTTTTACAACAAAATATCTTTCTGTAGCAAAATCATATTGTCCGCCACTGCTATCATCAGCAACTTCTGCTTCAAGCCTTGCAAACTCTGTTCCGCTTGTATTTTCAAATGAAACTAGGACTCTGGCTCTTTCTGGTTGAGTCCCAGCGCCGTATGTTCCATCTCTATTTATTATTGAGAATGCTAGTCTTAATTCATCTGTTGGAGAGTTCTTTGTGAAGTCAACTGTTGCTCCGCTTAATCTAATATAATTTGATCCCGCTCCGATTGCAAAAGTATCTTGTGTTGGACCACTATCAGATTCAATGTCAAGATCAGACTCATTGCCCTTTATCATAATTATATTATTTAAAAATCTTGGTCTTTCGTATCTTGCAACTCTTGGTGATTTAAAAAATATTGGATTGTCTGCGTTTGTTTGAAATACTGGATCTGTTACAGCAATAACGTTGTCATAGTTTGGAGCATCCAGTGCATCAGATTCTGTATCAATTGCTACTGCTGATGATGCTGTTACATATTGCCAGTTTTCTGTTTGTGTAAATGCAAATACTGTTTTGCTGTCATATGCTCCTGCAGATGGATTAGATCCTGCAGAATATATTCCAATTTCAGATATTTCATATCTTTCTTCTGTTGGTAGTTCTGCTGTTAGAACAATTTTATCTACACCGTCTTCGTTTACAAAACCTCTAGAAGATATTGGAACACGAAACATCTCAAAATCTAAATTTGTTTTTGTTGAATAATCTCCGATTTCATCGGCGGTATCTAGTGGAGTAGCACCACAACCAATAGCAATATACGAGGCATAGGCAGGGGCCTGTCCAAGTAAATACTTTGCAATAATAGATTTACCAGTATTAGTTATCATGAGGTGTAGTCTCCAAGATCTGCTTCATATATTGTACCACCTACGCTAATCTGTGTTTCTACTTGTTCGTCAGGATTTACGTTAATAAATTCAATAATTAAGTCTCCCGTTGCGTTAAGGTATACATTTTCTCCATTAGTTCCGTTGCCAGTTTCTGGAATTTTATCTTCTAGTTTAATTGAGAATCCAGCAAAAAATTTATCTGCGGTTTGTTGTAGGCTAAGAATATTGTTTGGATTATACCTTTGTTGAATGGCTGAAAGGTTTTTGATTGGTTGATATGATATTTTTTGTCCATTAACAATATCAGATCTGGTTATACTAATTAATTCTTGACCGCCAATATTTTCAAATATTTGATCAAACATTCCATCTGTAGGAACAGACTCTTCATCAAATAATATAATGTCTAAAGTTGCTGTTTTAACTGGTGGTGATACCTCAAACATTCTTGCAGAAAACATTTCTGGTTCTGGTGCTGGAGGTGTTGCTGTAATACTTACAGATGATGGTGCTGTTGCTTTTATAACTCCAGAGTCTGAAGATCTTCCAAAATATTCTGCTTCTTTTCTATCTAAAATTGCAAGCATTCCCATAGAATCTATATGGCCATTTGCTAGTGTTACAGATTTTCTTTCATTTGCAGTTAACTGTTGATATGCAGGAACATCATTAAAGTAACCCTGAGCATTTACTCCACCTCTTGCTGCTACTTGCTCTGCGCCAACAATTGCTATTGCTTCTGCTGTTTTTGCAGCATCCACTGCAGTGCTAATCGTATCATTAGATTGAGAGGATCTAGATGTACGTTCATAGTTTGCTGAATCTAGAGCAGCCATATTATACCTCCGCCAAATAAAGTGTCATGTCTGGACCATTTATTTTTCTTGAATATTCAATATTATAGACTATAAATCTAGAATCAGTTGATGTAACTAAATCTAAATTATTAGAATCTTTATAGTTAATCGTTACAATGTCTCCAAGTTGAATTGTTGGAGTTGCAAATATTTTTAAACCAACTGATTTTTTAGGAACCATAAGTTTATCTATCATCCAGCCCATCAAATTTTCTGCATCATCTTGTGTCTGTATGTATGGAGTATCAAGAGTAAACTCATTGTTTCCATAAATCATTCTACTTCTTTTAATTTCATCAAACCTTTGTTTCTCAACTTGAGGAGAAACAATCTGAGAAGATCCAGTTAGTAATGGGTTAGAAAAATTACTACGCTTTTTAAAGTATTCATCAACTGTTAACTCATGGGTAGTATCTTGTGTAAATGTAACGCCTTGAATTCTTAGATAGTTACCGCTTGTTTCGTCAAGGTTTAGGGCCGTATCTGTAGCATTAAATATTAAAAATTCAGCACCGTATGAGTCTGCATAAAACCCAGATGAGACGTAGCCTTTAATATTATTAAATGTTGGGGATAACTTAGCGTAAAGTGCAGGGTATGCACGATCATACTTAACATCAAAGTAAGCACACTCTCTCATTATTGAACCAAACTCGTCAAAGTATAAATTGTATTTAGGTGGTTGCTGAGCACTAATTCCAGATAGGTAGGTTGCCTGAACAATACCGCTCATTGCATATTTTCTTAAAGACTCGCTAGCACTTATCTCTTTATCCCCAAAAGCAGAGGATAGAGTTTCTCCAACTGTAAAGACAGTATTTTGAGAATAGTTCTGTGACAAAGCATAAATATTTTCAAACATAACTCTAGATGAACCACGAACAAATGGAGCCATATTGTTGTAGATTGGAAGTGGGTCTGTATCGTCTACAACCTTAATTAATTGATTATTAATGTATAGATAGAATCTTCTTGTTTTTCCTATGTCTTGATATTCTACGGCTAAATCATATACCGTCGGATTTTCCTCACCAGCCATTCTGTACTGACCAGTAAATCTTCCATCGTCAACTGTAATTTTTGCTAGACCGCCATAAAGTTTTATAGGAATTGCATTACTGTTAGACGCATCTTTTTTAATTTTATAAAAAACAATATTGTTAATAGAAATATCTGATTTATTATCTTTATTTAATTGTAAATATGACTCTATGTTATCACTTGTCAATGCAGCAATTTCAAAATAATATCCGTTGTTAGTCGTTGGATTAAGCAATACTGCTAATCCTCCTGAGCCACCGCCTATGCTTACTGGCTGATCTGGTTGAACTCCAGCAACCTGATAATATGTTGTGCTTCCATTTGGTGTTTGGCTACGACGCTCATTATTTTCAATCTTGCCAATAATACGCATTCTTGTTCCAAAATGTTTATAAGAATTATCTAATTCTTTATAGACATAAGATACTAAATCAATTGGAGTTTCAGTTGTTTCAAAAGTTGGTCCATTCATCACTAAGGCTGATGATTGAATTGTTCCAGTTTTTGGAGATATGGTTGAGTTAACTGGAGTCTCCGTTGTATAACTTGAAGACATAAAGTTTTTAATCGTTCCACCTCTTGATGTTTGTTGGGCTTTAGAGTTGTTAACTCCTGCTGCCCCAGTTGTAGTTGCTGGCAAAGAAATATCTTCAAGTAGAGTGGTTGTAAATAAATATTGAGTTTCCATGTCACATCCTCTGACATAAGCATTGTCTGACCAATAAGTATCTATACCAGCAGTATGACTTGCTATTGTTGTTCCAAATTGAGCACGGCCATGTTCATAAACTGCACCGTTCTGTAAACGAGTAACGCCATCAACTTGTTCATAAAATGGAACTGTGTAAATTCTTACTAAGCCTGTTGGGTATATCTTTCCGTTAAAGGGTAATGATCTAAAAAAGTTTTGATACTCTTGATTATTAGTAATCCAAACATTGCTGCTGCCTTGTCTATGAGAAACTCTCCATGCTTGAATCTCTTCACCTTTTTGCGCTTCTGTAATTTCTCCATTTGCAACTCTTTTGTCTAAATTATCAATAACACTTGATGGCGCTAATCTTCCAGGCAAAACAATCTCTGGTTTAGATTCATCTAAGTTTATACCGTCTGATAATATTGGATACCAAATTGCAAGGGTAACATTAAATTGTGCAGCATCATATCTAATAACTTCTCCATTAGAATAAAAATATCCTTGATATCTTGTAAGCCAATAAACGTTTTCTCCAAGATCAAAAACATTGTTTACTATCTTACGATTAACAACACTTGGTGGTGATGCAGTAAGATCAGAATTTAAAGGCATTGCTCCCAAAACATACTTTCCTTGTTTAGATGCAATTTCATTAATTGTTTTAGTTGAATCTGTTCCAGATACTTCCCACAAAAGTGATGGCTTATAAACCCAAGTTTTATCTATATCAATCATGCTTGCTTGACGAATAGACCCATAAGATCTTTGAATATATCTAGTTGTGTAATTAATCTTTCCATTATTGTAAACTCTTTTGTCTTGAGATGCAATTGAAATAATATTTGGAAGCGTTCCAGAAGATAAGTTTTCAACAATACCGCTAACAGATTGATTGTTAGATCCAGATAGAGTCATGCTGGAAGTTCTGTCATTTACGTCTGGAAGCATATAGTTTTTACTCATTACAATAAAGTTATTGTATTCATCAAAGAACATTGCTGTTTGTGTAGACACTGCAAGTTGATTTAATACTTCTGCTACCGTCTGATCTGGAGCAATAAAGAAATACGGAATAATTGGATCTGGTTCGTTTGTTGTTCTATAAAATGCATAGTTGCTAAAACCAACGTAATCAAGAATTAAACTAATCGCATAACTAAGCGACACTTCTGTCACTAGCATTCTTGGTGCAGGCATAGATTCTAAAAAGAAGTAAAAGTCTCTTAGCGATAGTTCTAATGTTCCAGCGGTGACGTCTGCCTGTGGAAAACCATCAGAGTAGAGTGTCTTAATTGGAACCCAATAATCAAAGCCACTTACATTTAATATTTTTTCATAAAAATTAAACTTAATATTTTTACGAACATAATTACTAATTATGCTAGCAGTGTTATTGTCATTAAACGCTTGGTCATCATCAAACAAAGATATGTTTCCAGTTGAGGCAAGTAACTGTCCTACTGGCAAAGCAGATGTTCCAAGATCAGAAAGAATTTTTTTAATACTATATTCTATTGTCTTATCAGATATGTCAACAACTAGTCTTGGTGACATTTCAATTAAGTCAAAGGTAGAATCAAATTTATTCATTCTTTCTACTACAATTCTTAGCCCACGAACATTTTGAAACTCTCTATAAATGGTTTGTCCATTTGTTGTTTCTTGAAATGATAATGGATTTGTTAAGTCTGTAACAAATGTTGTCTTGTTATCAATCTGTTCACTTCCTAATACCCATCCGTAAACAGGAGTAAATGTATCATATGTTTCAGTTGTACTATTCCAAACATAATAAGTTCCAACATCTCCTACATTTGAGACAACCAGATATGCATATCCATTAATTGATTCATTTGGAAGCAGCGTAGATGAAGAAAGAGTCTCAACATGTATAAAACTATCGTTAAAATTAGTTGGAATGTTTTTTACTCTATACTGTAATTCAACATATCCATCATGAGTGATTATTGGAGATCCATTATCACGCACATCATTTTCGGTAAAAACATAAGCATCTATCCAGTTATTTCCTTCAAGGTACTGAACTTTCCATCTTGTTGGAGTTGTTTTATTTGCGTTACCAAAAAACGGATCTGCAAAAGTTCTAGATATATCAGTAAAATCTCCTAAATCTATATCTCCAACATTAGTTTGCATTTTTACAATAATTCGGTTTGCTGGTACATTTTCTTTATAAACCACGAACGGGGCAGCGTCATCTATGTAGTAATTACCGTTAACTATAGTTTTAGCAATACCTCTTTCAATGCCGTCTTCAGTTCTAAAAGATGTAAAATATTTAAATTGGTCATATCGTGATGCCATGTAATATCTTGGCCTTCTAGCAAGATCGCTACCAGAGTTTGATAAAAACTTACCTTTAAAAGCAACTGCTTTATTAATACCAGATCTTGGTCTAAAAGGTTTTATACAGTCTTCTAATGAGTATAAAAGTTTATTTTTTTCTTTTATAGATGTAAATGCTTGTGGCGTTCCATCATTTTCAAACCCTCCATCAATAACAACATCTGCATCTGTGGCTCCAGTATAAAATAATCCAGCATCTGCGCTATCAAATGTATTTGGTATCGTTAAGAATTGAGAGTTTTGTTCTTGAGATCTGTATCTGTAGTTGCCAAGTTTAAATATATTATCTGGCATATTCATATTCCACTCAGCCAGGACTAGTGATTCTGTTTGTATTGTTCCAGATGTTTCAAAGTGATTCTTTAGGTCGGTACTTTCAAACATTTAAACTTCTTCCAGGGTTACCGATATGTTCCAAAGGTCATGATTTGTTGCCCCACGCTTTACGACGGAATAATTAAAGTCTGCAAAATAAACCTCAATAATTTGATTGTATCTGTTCAAACCAGTATATTCATAAGTCTGGCCTTCTAGGTTTGTATATTTGTCATAAGCAAGGTACATAAAGAATGGTCCTTGATGTGTCTCATACCAATCAAGAAGTTCTACGCCACCTGCTCCACCATCGGCTGTGTACTCTGTTGTAGATCCTTCACTTGGTGATACTCCTGTTGTTGAGTTAAAGTTTGGTAATCCTGAATACCCTCGTGAAGGCAGCATGTTCCAAGATACAGACATAGTTAATTTATCGGCAATGTGATATGAACGCATGCGACCATTAATAGTTCTTTGACGTTGCTCAATTCGCTGGGTATTAAATTGCATATCCCCTCTATTATGATCAGATAAAATAATAAACTGATCTAGGAGGTTTGGATCTGTTTCTGTTGTGGAGGCTCCTACCTCTACGCCAGTAGGCACGTATAAGCCATTAGAGAGGGTTCCAGCGTTGTTTGACCACAATATACCCTGCGGTCTAGTATACCTACGTCTACCTGTTAAATAAGCACTAGTAGCCATTATCGCCTCTGCCCTCTAATTCTTTGTGAATCAACATTTTTAATTTCTCTCATTACCGCATTAGCAATATCTTTAGCACTTCCATTTGAACCATTAATGCTGAATCCTAGATTATAATTATACACTGCCGTTGAGTTATCATTCATAGATGTTGAAATGTTATTTACTGGAATTTGAGTCATACCGCCTCCACCAAGCATTCCAGGGTATTTAGATTCATTTATTCTTTCAAGCAATGGTCCATATGCTTTTGATGCTCCTTTATTAATTACAAATTCTCCAGGAGTTAGCATTGCTGGAACAGTATCAGATCCCATTGCCTTACCGCCAAATGCCATATACTTAGAAACTATGCCACCATAATTTTTGCCAGTTATTGATTTTAGTTTTGAAATTGTTCCTGCAATTTTTGCATTTAAATCTTTAATTCCTTGAAGAACTGTGGCTGTTTGTTCTGGAGTAATTGTTTGTGGAGTTATTGGTCCACCAGGTTTTGCACCTGCTTTAATTTCTTCAAGTGTTTTTGCACCTGATCCCAATGCTTTTTGTGAAGCAAGCGCTGATGAAAGTGCTGCTGCTAATGCTTGAGCATTTCCTGCTTGTTTTAATAATAAATCATTAAATGGAATTCCTGCAGCAGTTGCTAATTGTATTAATGAATCAAGGCTATCCATTTCATCTTTTGTTCCTTTAGCGTATACATAACCTTGTTTTGTAACTTCAACTTGTTTATTTAGTGCTGTAATATTTAAGTTAATTGATGCAATTGTATCTTCAATTGTTTGTTTCTGCGCTTGTAATGTTTTTAATTGTGTTGCTTCAATTATATTAATTTGTAATTGAAGTTCTTTATTTTGTTTTTCAATTGCATTTCTTCCAAGTGCTGAAATTGCTGCATCACGAGTTGCAGTTAGAGTTTCTTTTTGTCCAGTTACTGCAGATTGTGCTTGCTCTGATCTTGCATCTTGCATTAATTGTGCTGCTGTTGAAATGTCTCCACGAGTGAGTGCATCTGCAATTGATAATCTTTGTTTTTGAATATTTGCAATATTTTGATTAATTGAAGCAATTTTATCTAACGCTTCTACTTGTTTATTATATTTTTCATTAATAGCATCTTCTTTTAACGCAATTTTGTCAAGTGCTAAATTGTTGCTATCAATTACTGCCTGAATAGGCTCAACCTGTGATTTTGTAACTTTTTCAATTTGTGCATTTATATTTTCTAATCTTTTTTCTTGAACAGCCAATGCATCATTTTCTTTTTTAATTTGTGGTGCAAACTGCATATCAATTAATTTTTCACGAAGGGCTGCCTGAGCCTGTCCTCTTTCTAATTGTTTTTTAAATAAATCTGGCGCAGCCATATATTGATATTCTGCTTTTGTTTGGCCTGCTAATGCTGTCTTATATTTATTAACTAAATCAGTAATATATTTTAATGATTTACCCTTGCTATTTGCAATAACAAGAGATGCTATTTCAGCATCATTTGATAACTCTGTAGCAGTTGCGTCATCAACTTTTGCATTACGTAAAATAATGTATGCTTGTGTTTGTTGTTTAATTGCATTAATTTTTTCTTGTAGTGCATTTGGTTTTGCTGGTCCATTTGGTCCATCTGGATTGTCTGGATCTAAAACACCAGTTAATTTATTAATCTTTGTAAGTGCCCCAGCATAAATTTCGTCTAATTTTTTCCAAGACTGTGCAAGAACTTGAAGGTCTGTTGACTGAAGACCTTTTATAACTGGACTATCTTTGTTTAAAAGTCCAAGGTTTAGTAAAGCAATAACTTTCATTTTTGACGCAACGTTATTTAGTACTGGTACTAGGTTTGTTCCATCTACTCCCATTGATTTAAATGTTTCTAATAATGCAAGTTTTTCTGCTTCTTTTCCAAGACGTTTGTATCCATCTAAAACTGAATTGATACTAATCTTAAACTGTTCTTCATCAATAAGTTTAAGTCTAAACTGTCCAGCAGCAGAACTCATAATAGTATTACTAAATGTTACAAGTTCTGATAAAGATTTTTTAGTTTCATTTGTTAATTCTTGTTTTCTAAACCCACGACCAAACAGTGCACTTTGTACTCCACTTAAAAATTTTTGACTATCAGTTGGTTTAATTTGAAAATTGTTACTAAACGATGTAAGAAGTGTTGCCATTTGGCTTTGTAAACTTTTTATTGATTCTGGTGAAAAATTAATTGATTTAACATCTAACTCAACATTTGTTTTACCAGCCTCTTCACGAAGAGCATCAACAATAGTTTGAATTTGTTCAGTAGCAAATCCTCGTGCTTTAAGGTCAAGTGCCATAGATGTAAACACAAGTTTTGCTTCTTCTGCAGTAGATTTAGACAATGTTTTAATTGTTGGAGCATATTCTTTTTGGAATGACTCATCTGCTCTTAATCTATCTCTTGCAGTTCTTGATGGCTGATTAACAATTTCTCTATTTTGCATTTCTATAGGAAGTTTTGTTGGAACAACTCCAAAAAAGTCTCCAAGAGTCTTAACCTGTTTCGTGGTTGATTTCATAGCATTTGAAAGACCATAAATATACTCTAATTCTTTCTTTCTTGCATCGTTAACTAACTTAATTCCAACACCTAGAGCAATCATTCCAACACCAATAAGACCTAATTTTAGTTTACCAAGTTCTGCAAAAATACCTACAATTTTTTTACCAGTAAATAATTGTAAAATAGATGATAGAGCAAACAGTGGACCAGTTATTTGAAATAGTATCTCAGAGAACTTTCCTAAGTTTCCACCAGCCATTGAGGCTACACCTGATAAAGCAGATAATGCAAACGTTCCAGACATAAAACCTTTATTTAGTTTGTCCATTCTTTGATTCATTGCTGCCATACGTTTTTGTTGCTGTGTTGATAATAGTGTTTCTCTGTTCATTCTTGCTTTTGCTACTATATCGTTTAGGTTAACTCCTGGAGTTGTTGGTTTTGTTCCACTGCCAGTTGCTCCTCCTGGAACAAATAGTCCAGATGCGGTTTGAACCATTCCAGATCCAAGTTTTCCACCTACGACTCTTGCGTCATCTACATATCCTTCTGCACCAACAATAAATCCTTGAGCAATACTTGCTCCAACCATTTCTGTTTCTCTTGATGGTGATGCAACCTTTGCTCTATCAACAACACCTTTAATTGTTTTCTTTGTAACAGCATCGGTAATTCTTGCACCAACATCTCCAAGATATGGAGTCATTTGTCTGGTTAAATCATCAACGCTTGCTGTCACAGAACTTGTTATGTGTGACATTGTTGCAGTTTCCCATTTATCTAATGCTGGATTTAATGTTTGAAATGACTTTACAATCTTTTGCTTTGATTGTGAAAAACGTTCTGTACTTGCAAACATTTGTGGATTTTGTTCTGCTGCAAACTTTTGTGCTGGAACTCTTGCTCCTCTATAAGATCCTGGAAGTGCTACTCTTCCAAATGATCCAGAAGATCCAGAGCCAACTCCAACAGGTCCAACTGTTCTTATCTGATTAACAGCATTTTCAAGTGCAACATCAATATCTTTTCCAGCAACTTTTATTCCTTTTGCTGATTCACGTAATGCAGGAACAACAATTCCTTCAAGGTCTGCATCTTTAATAAATTCTTTTCCAGATGTATTTAATGCATCTGTTGCTGTTTTTGCAAAAAGATTTGCTATAACTGAAAACTCTTGCTTAAATTTAGGATTATTAAGACCAACTTTAAGTTCTCTTGCAATAACTGCAAGTAGTGGAGCCATTGATGCACCGCCTGCACCGCCTAGATATCCTGCAACATCTCCAGTTGGAACACCTCTTCCAGTAGGTTGACCCATAGTAGTGTTCATTGATTCTGGTAAGAACATTGTTGCATTTCTAAAACCTTTACCCATTTGGAATCCAGGAATATTATCTGCAATCATTCCCTGAATTAATGGAGCATATTTTTGTGTCATCTTGGCTGGAATAATTGCTTCTCCTGGAGAAACCATTGCTGGAACTATATCTCCTGCACCTCTTGGTCCAGGTACTGAAATAATACCGTTTGCAAATTTTCTAGCACCTCGTCCTGGCATCATCATTCCAGGGTTATTCATTGAGAAGTTTCTTGCTGCTCCTGCTGCTGACGTATATGCTGTTATAAGTTTATTTATTTGTGCTACTTCAGCAGTAAATGTTTGTGTTAAATTTGCGTGTGTTTGATTAAGAGAGTGTGCTGCTGCCGCTGCATCTAACTGCTCCATGGCCATATACTGGGTTTGTTCTCCTAATATTTGTGATTGACCCGTTAACCTTTGATACCCGCCACGTAATGTTAAAAATAGTTTGATAATATTTGCAACACCATTTGCAAGCAAACCAAATGTCATAAGTAACACTGGGCCTACTGCCCCAATGCCTACTGTTAATAATGTAATTAATTTTTTAGTTCCGTCTGAAAGGTTAGAAAACTTTTCAAGTATGTTTCCAACAAACTCAATTATAGGTGTTGCTGCTTCTAAAAATGCCTTTCCTACTGGAACAAGTGCAATTTTAAGATCTTCAACGCTCTTTTTAAATTTATTCATAGCAGAGTCTGCAGTCATTCCTAATTCTTGTTCTGATAATGCTGAAAGTTGTTCAACAGAAGAGTTTGCTAAATCAAGTACACGAGCAGCCTGGTTTCCATCTTTTGCTACGTTAGTAAATAATGTTGATAGACGAGCAAACTGGAATTTACCAAACATTTGCTCAATTGCTCTTGCTCTTGCAAGTGGATCTAATCTATTTAATGCTTCTGCAAAACCAATAACAGTTGCTTTAAGATCACCTTTATTATTTTCAACAATTGCAGTTGCGTTAATTCCATAAGACGCGAGCATTTCTGCTGCTTTTTTAGTTGGATTAATTAATGCTGCAAGACCAGACTTAAGTGCGTTTGCACCTTCTGAAGCATTGATACCACCTTCTTTCATGGCAGCCAGGAAGAATGTTAAATCTTTTACATCTCCACCTAATTGTTGAATAACTGGTGCTACCTTCGGAATTGCAGTAGTTATGTCATCAAGAGATACAACTGTCTGGTTTTCTACTGCGTTAAGGAAGTCAATTGATTCTGCAAGTTTGTCGGATGACATTCCAAAAGCATTTTGTAAAGATATAGTTGTTTCAAGAGCCTTTTGGCTTTCAACTTGACCAAGAATAGAAAGACGTGTTGCTTGTGTAGTCTGACGTTGTAAATCTAAACCTTGAAAGCCTGCTGCTGCTGCCTCTGCTGCTAAACCAACTGTTTGAGAAACGGCAACACCATACTTTGTAAACTGTTTTCCTAATTCTGTAATGTTATCTAATGCTGCTTGGGTTTCTGCCTGTGGTGTAAATAAATCACCATAAACTTTTCTAAATTTTAAAGCCTGCGCTTCCATTTCCATAAATGTTCTTGTTGCTGTTGAGCCTACAAGCATTAATGGCAGTGTAAAGCCAACCATCAACTGACGACCAGCCCATTGCGTATTCTTACCAAAATTTAATAGATTGGTAGATCCTTGTTTCATTAACTGATTAAATAGTGCTTGTTTCTGTGCTGCTAATTGAACCTTAGTAGTATAGTCACCCATGTCCAACTGTGTAGGCATGATAGACATTGCCTTCATTGCACCGTTAGTGTCACGGCCCATCTTAATGTATTGAGTTTGTAGTCTCTTTGTACGTTCTTCGGCTACCTTGCCAATTGTGTCAAACTCTGACTTAAACAATCTTCCAAATGTTTTTGTGGATGCTCCTGCATAGCGGAAGTACTCACGCATTGAAAATTTATTTTTTTCTAATGAATTAGTAAATGATTCTGCAGATGTTCTAACTGTACGCATTTCGGCAGTAAAAGAACCGATAGCGTTTACGCTGTTTAAAAGATTTTTTTGTAAACCCTTTTGAGCAAGGGCTGCTGCTTCACTTGATCTGGCTATTGAGGTGTGAAACTGAGATATCTGACGTTGTAATGCTTTTAACTGTGCTAATGCATTAGACGAATCAATATTAATACCAATATTAGCATTAACATCAGCCATTTAGTCTCACACCTCTTTTAAATTATTCAGCCATAGTTACGCCAAGAACGTCTGAAACTTCAGCAAGTTTAATACCTGATGCTGCTTCTACGATCTTATAAACTGTTGGGAGATCAATATTCTCCTCTAGTTTTTTTACGTCTTCTGAGAGTTCTGGCTTGTACTGTTTCATCGCAATCTGTACACACTCCATAAGAATGTCCATAGATTTGCCGTTATCTTCCGCCACCGCTCCCACACCCTCAAACTTCTTCATAAACGGACGAAGTAGAGAGATTTTTAGAGGACGTACTGTAACCTTTGTGCCATCAATTAGTGTAAGGATTTGTTCCTCATACGTAGTTGTTGCCATTGTTTTCCTCCTATAGGTTATGTCAATTATAGCATGGTGATACTTATTTTTTATTATTTTATTTTGTTAAATCTTCGTAATCTAAGCCCATGCCAATACCAAACCCTGCACTCCTAGCATTTTGTCCTTGAAGAGCCAGAATGTCATTACCGTCTTTTGCTTTACCTTTACTAAAGACTCTAGCCTTCATGTCTTCCCATTCTTTTTGTCCCCTTTCAGATCCAGACTGTTTATCTAAATCTACTCCTTGAATTGCAGCCAAGAATTTTTTTTCTTGATAGTCAAGTTCTCTACGACTTGAGAGGGTTGCAATTAATTCTGGCATAGACAAAGACTCTTCCAATTCTCTGTAGTCTTTCCATATGCCCAACAAAAATACCTCAGACTCAATCTTGGCAAGATCTAACTCTGACCAAGGTGAGCCACTATCTGTTGCTTGATCTTTTACTGTTTCTTCAGATTTTTGATTAATTTTTATACCCGCAGAAATATCTAATACTGTGTATATAGTTGGTAGATCAAGGCTATCCTCTACATCAGATTTTGTTAATTTTATACCTGGATAATATTGCTTCATTGTAATTCTTACACACTCAACTAAAAAATCTATGGCTTCATCATCATCTTTGGCGGTTTTAACATCTTCAAATGCGTCCATAAACTCACGCAAATATTTTATTTTTAATGGAACAATGTCTAGTTCTGTACCATCAACTAGTTTAATTATTTTATTTTTATAAACGGTTGTTGCCATAATCTTTCTATTCTATCACAGGCAAAACAAAAAACCCACCTAATTAAAGGTGGGTCTTAGGTTAATCTAAATTTAGATTATGATTGTCCAAAGGTACGATCAATGATCTTACCGTATGAACCTGAAGTATCTTCAGGAAGAAGACGGAATGAAACCTCAAACATTGATGGTTCATCACGCTTTGCTGATACAGTTACGTTTTCAATTGAAAGAGCACGATATGCTGCATAGATGCGTTCTTTAACATCAAATGTTGATGGGTCACCAGATCCTGGGCCAACAGCAACGATTCCTCGTTCTACTGGAACATCTCCGATGTCTCCTGCACTCAGGTTAAGTGTTTGACCTGTAGATGCTGCTTTATTTCCTGTAAGTTTACTGTCAGAGTATGCTAATGCTACAAGCAAGTTTTCTAAAGTTGCTTCAGCAAAAGCGGTAGCAAGATTTACCTGCATACCTTGCTTGTATAGTCTTGCAACGTCAAGAATTTGATCTACCTGAACTTCACCGAAGTCTGGTTGGAACTGTAATTCAAGTCCGTTCATTGTATAACCAACGTTTGTATAAGTAGCGGCTGCTGAAAGTGTAGTCTTGTAAGACTCACTTGAATCAATTACTGCTCTAGATGCTAAAGTTGATGGGTTTAACGTATCATCGTTAATGAAGAATGCTGCTGCACCTACAATAACGTTGTTTGACGTACCACGGCTATATGGCATATTATTTAACCTCTTTCATAAAGTATATATTAAGTTGTTTGGCGTGTTTCCTCTAAAACCAATTATACCGCTTTTTATGTATATCTAGAGTCTGAGTCAACCGAAATATGGTAGTCATACTCAACAATTAACTTGTTTACAAAAAGGGTTCTTGCTGAGGCTAGTTCTGCTACGTCTCTGCTTTCGTCTGCTTGGTATACCCTCGTACTGTGGAACAAAACATTAAATGGAATATAGCCTTGTTTTGAGACAGACCCTGATGCTGCTATTGAGGCAACATTTGATGCATTTTTAGAAAATTTAAATGTTGTTGCTGATGGAACACTTTTAATAAAGTAGGTACCATTAAATGTAGCGTCTAGGCCTGTTATTGTCACAGCATCTCCTGCCACAAAGCCATGGGCTGTAGATGTTGTTATTGTGGCAAACTTACTTGTAAGTGCCTTATTTGATATGGTTTTGGCAGGGCCTATAACTGGAGGACTGCTTAAAACTGGATTAAGAAAGTTATAAGAGTTTACATCTTCTGCTGAAGAGTCTTCACGATCAAGTGCATTGGATATAACACGAACAGTGTCTATTAATTTACTAACGTCCGTAGAATAAATAAAGTATATGAGTTGCTCTCTTTTTTGTAAATAAAACGGAGTAGGCCTAAATCTCATTAATCTATCGTAAACTATTAAGATAGGACTTTCTGTTTGTCTGATCTGAATGCTATCATTATACAAGTCTTCAATGTTTGTTGGAAACTGCGCTGGAACCATTGGACTTAATCCTTCTGATGCTGTTATAAGTCCATAATGCTCCAACTCAGACAAAATATATTTGTTTAAAAAGGTTGGTGGAAATCCAGTGTCAGTTAATATAGTCATAGTCTTATTCTACCCCAATTGTTGCATTAGTTATCCATTTAAATCCTGTATCAATTCCCTTACTTCTACCCGCGATTGAACCAGCCTTAAAGTTTTTCTTATATAGTGTTGGTTTTTTGATATAGTCATATACTCCAGATGCCCTTAAAAAAGATTGTTTAAAATATCTAGTCATGAACTCATCAAATGCAGATTCAAAACCACCAACAACAAAGTCTCCTCCTGGATTTTCAACCTTAATTGGTCTGCTTGTAAATATCTCTCCATTAGGTCCATTAAATTTTAACACTTTAGATTTTGTTGGTGTAATTGTTACTGGAATTCCTTCTTCCATAATTTTTGCTTTATTATAAAACGGTGTAGTCATATTTTCAGAAACGCTTCTTGATTGTTTAAATGTAGAATTAACTGAAAGTCCTAAGTTGCTAACTGTGTAACCTAAATTAAATAATCTTGCACTTGGACTACTAACTTGATTCCACTCATAAACATGATGTAATGCTTTTGGATTGGCTCTGGCTTGTACATCAATATACTGTGCTAGCGCTTGAATAGCCCCTTTGCCTAATCTGTCAAAGAATATTTTTTTACCACGATCAACGCCTTCTAAAAATCCAAGGGAATAATTAATAATATTATTCATTTGTTTGGTAAAAGATGTCGTGCTAGTTCTTGCTATCACTAGTCACCTACAGTCTGATTTTCAGCCCTACGCCACAACATTTTGTAATATTCAGTATATCCAAATGGTCCAGTAAAAGGTTCAACTGTTGCTACTTCGTAGATTGTTCCTTTACCTGATCTTGCTCCCGCTGTTTCTTTGTAAATGATAGTGTCGGATGCATCTCTAATGTTTGTTATAAGTATATTTGTTGTTGCGTTGTTTGCATTGTTTGAAGAAAGTCTTGGGTCTTCTTTTGTTCTTGCAATAAGTTTGTTTTCATATTTTAAAAAATTATCTGGCTTTACATCTTCTGATCCTAGCCCACCTACAGATGTAGCATTACAAGTAATTGTTCTATCGTATACCCAGTCCTTTGTAGGTTGGCCATAGCCACCTTGTGCAAGAATAGGAAAATATATATCAGCCTTCATTGGAAACATAAAGTCTGTAACTTCGCATGTATCCATTACAATACTCCAGGACGAACAATATTATTAATATATTTAGACAAAATTTTGTCTACAATAATATTTCCAGTACCCTCAATCATTCTTTTATCGTATTCAATTTTAAATTGATCAGTGCTGTAGTTCTTAATGTATCTCTTGTAATAATCTAATTTACCGCATCTAATATCTTCAACTAATAATTTTGTAGCATCTTGAATATCAATAGGCACTACCTTATATCCAGTTTCTAACAATAATATAAGATCTATGCCTGCTGGAAATGCTACTCCAGGAGTTACAGTCATAGTGTTTCCACTGTCCTCTGTATCAAAAAGTGAAAAAGAGTCTGACGTTCCAAGTGGCATTCTTGCTGGTCTTTGTTCTGCTCTGTTGATTGCACCACTTGACGCTGTTGGGTCTTTTGTGAGTGCGGTCTTATCTTTAGTAATTACGTATGTGTAATCTCCTATAGTTGGACCATCTTCGTTGTATATGTCATAAACTAGTTCTGAGTTTTCGTATACCCTCAATATTTTGTGTACTCTTTTCCAAAGTGGAATATAGTCTACTTCTTGTCCAACAATTTCAAAAAATTCACGCTCATAATAAAAACCACCAGTTATAGAGTCAATGATTGCTCTTGCTAAATTTTCATATTCTGTGTATTTAGCAATTTCTGTTGCAGATGTTTGATTGTTTGCTGCTGCTAAAAGTGTAGGATCTACGTATGGACGTTTTACTTCTAGATTATCTTCAACAACTATATCTCCACGATCTGCTAAAACCATGCCACTTTCTTCTAAATCTTCATAAATTGTTAGGGCATAGGATTTATCATATTTAATAAAATCATCATCTAATGTATAAGTAACTTGCTTGCTGGCATTTGATGTTCTATAAGAAGTAGTTTCTGATTGCTCTGCGACATCTTCAACAACTATAACGTATTTGGCATTAGCGTCTGGAACTGTGTACTTAACAGTTAAAGGATACGGAGGTAAACGAAGGACTACTGACATTATACTTTAGCGTAATAAGATGCTACTTCTTCAGGTTGTGCTATTCGTACTAACCTGTGAGTAAGCCACTTTTCCGATGCCTCCTTTGAGACTATGTTATACCCCACGCTCAATGCTCCCAAACCATCCATATGAAGATTTCTGTCTGAGTGTAATGCTACTTTGTTTGTTAAGTTTTTATTTTTACCTGCTTTTTCTGCAGTTTCTTCTGTTATTTCTGGCGGAATCCAACTAGCCAAGATTTCTAAAATTTCAAGTTTTGTGTTTGATTCAAATAATTCTATGTTATTTTTCTTTGCATATGCTTTTAGTGCCATAACTGTCTTATCTTTTAATTGATCCATTGTTAAATTCATTTTTTCTCCCATGTTCATCTGTAATTATACCATCAGAAAGACAATAAGGAGGACGGGTTTTATGCCGTCCTCCCTAGTACGTGATGACTATATTTTAGGAATCAGCACTATCTGAGTCAACATAAGCGACTGCATCTAGTTCTTCCCAAGCAAGACCAAATCGTACGAATACTGTGTATTCAATTGTGTCTTTCTTTGGCTTGTATTCACGGTTTACAGTGATGTCTCTCTGGAAGCCCCATACACGGTTAGAAGGGAATGTTAAATCAACATAACCTGCTGGGTAGTAAGGAACTTCTAGTACATCTACACCTAGTACACGAGTTGTACGTGAATTACCAAGTGTCTGTGCAGTTCCATCAAGGAATTCTTGACGGTTTGCCTGTGTGCTACCAATGCGATCAGAGAACGCTGATGAGATAGCATCTGCTAGTGTACCGTTGTTACGAACAATACCAGCAAAAGCATCAGTACCTGCGTAGAACTTAAGATTGCTCTTAAGTGCACGGTACTTACGAGGCATTGCTAATAGCAAGCCCTGCATTACTGTTGTAGTAAAGTTGTTGTCTGCTACTGTTGCAGCGTATTCGTGAGCAGCATTTCCTACTGTTCCACGAGTTTGCTTTACGAAACCAGACATGATGGACAAGAAATCTCCTGTTGCTCCATCACCGTTGATAGCAAGATCTTCAATATCGTTACCGAATGCGTTGGTCATTAATCGTACTAGACGATCTTCCAATGCTCCGCCTTCAATATTGTCTTCAAGTGCTTCAGTTGCTACTTCCCAATCAAGACGAATCTTTTTTGTTGTTAGTTCAACCTTTGTAAATCTAGCGCCAGTGTTTGTGTAGTTTGGTGAGCCTTGTGCTGCTGCACGAATTACACGCTCTCCGACGTTGACTTTTTCAATTTCCATGGTGTTTGCTCTCATGGTGACACGACGGCCATCTTTAGCGAGGACAGTTGCATCCCAGACGTAATCAATGAAACGTTGTGCTTGTTCAGGACGTAGAATACCTCCTGCGTTGCCAGTTGGATTGACTGCGTTATCTCCAGTTGTTACACCGAATCCTGCAGTAGCAGTGTTACCAAGTTGTGAACCTACAGATCCTCCTGCAGCATTCAGACCAGTTGCACTACCAACACCACCAGATACTAAAGATCCCGCTGAGTTAATCTCTGCGCCATCTCCTGAACCTGGATAGTTTTTTTCTATGTTTGTGTTTTGTTCCGACATTATTTTTCACCTCCTAGTGATTTTTTACCTTAGTTAAATAGGTCGGCATTTGTGAGGAAACGACCGCCCCATAGGGATTTATGAATCACTTGTGGTGATTCCTGTACGATCTCGCCTAGATCGCCAGACTTGCGGAAAGCGGTATCTTGTTCTACAAGATCTACTCGCTTGCCAAACTCGTTAAAGTTGCTCTTAATTCCGTTAACATCAGATGTTACCGTTTCAAGAGATTTTGTTACTGCTGTTACCTTCTCGTTAAGAGATTTGATTGTTGCAGCAAGATCGCCAAAGGCATTAGTAAGAGAATTATTAATTTCTGAAACTGCTTTAGCAACTTCTTCTTTAACATCTGTAACGGATTTTTCCACTACGTTCTCTACTTCAACTGCTGCTTTTGCAACAGAAGATTCTGCACTAGCGTCATCTGATTTAGCAATAGCAGTTTCTTCAACTGCTGGTGCCTCTTCAACGACTGCAGGGGTTTCTGCTACATCTGCAACGATTGCTGTTGCTTCTGCCACTACCTCTGCTGCTTGTGCCTCTGGAGCAACCTCTGCATTTTCAACTGCAGTTTCTAGAACTGCGCTTGTTGATTCTGTCATTGGATTTACCTCCTTAGTAATCTTAATTGTATTAATGCCTTTAGCACTATCAACTAAGAATTTTATTAGTTTTTCAGTATCTTTATCATTTTTTTCTATAAAGCCAATATTCTGCATTACGTTACCATTTACTGGACTTGTTGCAGAGTCAGAATCAGATACCATAACAATACCGTTTTCTGAGTCCCAAAATACATTTTCAATTTCTGTTTTTGATAAATATCCGTCAACTACGTTTTGTCCATTAATTTTTTCAATAGAAACTATGTTTGCAAATTGATTCGCTGGGTTATCTACAAGAGAAAGTTCTGACAATTCATAAGTTTTAATTACACGAATTGTTTTATCTATTTTCTCATCGTAAGCATCATCCCATTCTTTAATGTTTCCACCAATTGAAAAACCAGTGTAGGTTCCATCTAAAACTTTTTCCCATGCATTTTGTGCACCCTTTGAAACATAAGCAGAAACATAAACTCCGCTATAAAATTTTTTAGTACTTGGATCAAAATACTTGTCTTCTTTAAAAGAAACAATTTTGCCAACAGCGCTTGGTTGGTGCATTTCACGGAGATTGCCACGGAAATTCTTAAAAGCAGTTATACTAGATTCTGTTGTTACAATGTCATTTTGACGGTCAACGTTATCAAGGGTTGCAAAACCAGACACCATACGGCGTTCAACATCTATCTTTCCGATGGGCATTGAAAGGCGAACATTGTCACCTTTAGTTTCCCAATGAGCCTTGTTTGTTAACATAACGTTATAATTATAGCACCGCTTTAAAGAAGTTTCTCAATTATTGAGACGATCTACCTTCACCCTGT